GTGTACCTTTTTTATGAATTAGGCCTTTCCAAAATTCAAAACTTACATCTTTGTTGAATAGATTGTTCTTTAAATAATCTTGTGTTACATAACCAATGTTATGTCTTGCCGCATCAATAGTTGTTTCGTTGAGTACAGTATCTTCAACATCAAAGTAACCTCTGTCAACATCATTGACTGACTTTTCAAAGTTGGTTACTAGTTTTTCGTTGTTAAGAACATATCCATCTGCTTTTGGAACACCGCTCCAATTGGCTGTACGCTGGCCAATAAATTTAATACGATCAAGTTTAATGTTTAATATTGGTGAATACAATATATCATTAAACACCGTTTGTTGCGACATATAGATTACATGATCATATTCTGTAGTGTATAATCTTACATAAAATAGTTGTTGAGCCTCAACTGGTTTAATTGTGATAACATCATCAAGTCTTGTAATATCAACTGCACTAGGACGTATCTCGTTATTAAGTTCGTCTTTTAAGTTGTATACTTCGTTAATCAATGTTTGCGTATTACCAATAAATCCTTTGTTGACATAATCAAATGTTATGCCTGTTTTAAATGGAGCAATTTCAATGTTGTCACCAACATCAAGCAATACATTACTAAAGTCAATAAAGTTTTCCCCACCTAATGAAAAGTTGCTGGTTCTATCTAATACCCAGCCTTGTTTTTTCAAATATCTATCATAACTTACAAAGAAGTCATATACATCACTGCGTTTAAGAAATCTATGACCGTAATCAATTTGTTGTGTTGTGCCGTCACCTGACAGGTATTTTGTTACAGTTGTATTACCTACTGTAATGTCAACACTTCTACCTGTTTTTAAACTTGGTTCAATAATAAAGTACGGGTCAATATTATTTCTACCTGCTACTTGATATCCTGTACCGTCCCATGTAACCGTCACTGAACTCATATCAAAATTTACAAGTGGAGGTGACTGATAAAGTGTTACATCAAAATCTTCTTCTGGTACAAACCTATCACTGGTTTGACTGATACTGTCAGTTACCAGTCTTACAGTATTTTTGTCTGTAAAGCCTTCTAGTTTAAACATTAACTTAGTATCTAAGTTTTCAATTTTTGTTTTTAGATCTGTAAAGTCGTTTAAGTTTTTGCTCATCAAGTTTTCACTCAACAGATGATTGAGACCAAAACTTGTAGTCATTGTTGAGTTAACTAGATGTCTGTGAATTTCTAAATCCTGCGGACGTGGACGCTTTAGTGTATCTATTCTAATGCGTTCACCTTTAAGTCCTAGTGTGTGAGATTTTGTATTCCATTCTTTAAGAATAGTACCCGGAGTTAACAACATTTCTATTTCAACAAGATCAAATCTATATCTTGCACTTCTACGCCAATCAAGTTCTAGTCCATAATGATCACCAAATGTAAATGACGCCGCGGCGTTGTTTGGAGTAGGTGTTGTTGCTAGTCCAGCATCAATAGGATCAATTGTTAAACCGCCTGTGCTTACAGGAAGATACTGTGCATACTGTCCTCTTGCGTATTCAGGATTATAATTAACACCCGTTGCTGGATTTGCTGTATTACCTGTACGCAATGCTTCGATAAATGCAATACGTTTTGGATCTGCTGTTCCCCAAGCAAGATTGGCTGAACTTGGATAGTATGTATCCCACCAACTTGGCTTGTCAGCATGTCCTAAACATCTCCATGGAGTAATAGCAGGTTCATATGCACCAAAGAAGTACATATACATGCCTCTCCAGTATCCAGGTGATGTAGGAACAATCGTTGTTGTTGAATAGTTCCATTCAAATTTATTACTTGCTGAATAGTTTTTATTGTTGTATGAAAGTGCCTTGTCTGTTGCTGTCTTATCTTGTGAACTTAACCAACTGTTAAAACGCTCTTCAGCCATTGCACGAATAATTTTATTGTCAGCAAAGGTAGTTTTGTTTGGCCCACTGAATACTTTTCTATCAATGAGAATATTTTCTTTGAATTCTTCTGCAATATAATTATAGATTCTTTTTTCAAGTTCTAGCACTGCTAGGTTAACTTCATTATATGGACTTACATCAAAATCTAAACTACCGTCATGATATAATAAAAACGGATCACTTGCCGCAAATGGTCCTACCGGATTTCCATCATAAAATACTGGACCGTATGTTTCGCCCAGACCTAGTTTTGCAAGTGTGATCGGAATAAGTGTTAACGCATCTTTGTTTGCAACACGAAACTTAATAGTGTCATTGCTTGCTGGTGGTTGCAAAAATGTTACTGCTGTATTTGTAATTGTGTATTCAAAGCCTCGTGTTTGTTGAACACCATTTATATAAACATAAACATGCTGTCCAAAATCTCCTAGTTCAACAGGAGTATTTAGATTGAATACAGAGGTTAATCCATCACCTATTTCATCTTGCTCTGTAAAGTTTGTAGAGAATGCCATGTTTGAATATGCATATGGAAACTCGCTGTCTTTACCTAGATTCAATACTTTTAACACTTCATCACAAATTGTATATGCTGGTGTTCCCGCAGGTGTTGAGTTGAACACACTTTTTGCGGTTTGTTTAAATCTTCTACGGAATCTATCAATTTGATCGCCTGTGTATCTTAGTGCATTGACCAAACTGTTTTCGATAGTTCCAAACAATGGTCCATACAACAGAACATTATTTTCATGCTGTTGAATTTTTCCAGATACACCTGTTTGTAGTACTAGATTCTCAAAGTTATTCTTACCAAATCTATCACCTTTAAATCCGTTGTATTTGCTGATCACAGTTGTAAAGTGATCAAAGTAATCTGTAAATGTAATGTCACCAACTGTATCGTTTTTAGGGTTAGCAACAAAACTTGAATTCTGTTGGTATGTTGGATTAGTAACTGCTTCGTCACTGGTGTACACAATATCAATTACGTCACCTTCTTTTAGTTCAACAATACGCTTTTGTCTAATTCCATTATTAAGCGGAAGCACCACTGCATCATTTTGAATATCCCAATCAATACCGTAATGTGCTAGTTTACCATTGTAGTATACTTCTGGAAACTGTGTTTGTGTTCCCATGTCAACAATGTATATTCTTCCTGTACCTAAGTTACCTGTATACTTGATTAAATTTGGATCACTGCTAGTAGGGAATATAGTAAACACATCGTTGCTCATCGGACTAGGATTTGATACAACACCATTAACAGAATACACTGCGCCGGTGGTGTCAACAATGCTTACAGGGTTAGTCGAACCACTGCGATAACTGATACTAGTTGCTTGATCTCTTGCAATAAAGATATCTGGATTCTTACCATCCATTACATAGTTTGTGTATTTGGTTTTTGCACGAACATTGTATCCATCGTTGGTATCAAAAATTTCATACTCAACTTGATTATCTAAACTACCACCCCATGATTCTGTTTTTAGATCCACAGTTAAACTTGTTTCTTTACCAATTACAATATTTTCTACAAGCGGTGTTCTGTTAACTGTAGTTGATCTTTCCCAACCGTTGCTTACATTAATTGGTGTTGTTGGCGTTCCAAAATCGTCCCAACCCGTTGCGTTTGTACCAACATAGTAATAGCCAATAATTGAGTCAACTGTTGACTCAAGATTGTATCTGTATGTTTGATATTCTTGATCAAATCTAAATACCATATTAGCAAAAACATTATTAGTATTTGCAGGACTGCTTGCTGTGTTGTACATAACACTAAAGCCTAGTTCGCTGTCAGGTCTTCCGTTGCTATTTTCAACATAATAGAAAACTTTGTTTCCTCTAAAATCACTGTTTGGATATGTTAATTCGTTACTGAGATAGTTACCTTGATAATCCATCAGATCAAACAGTACTGCTTGATTTCTATGTTCTTTCTGCTGACCCAACACCCAGGCTGTACCATTATAGTACATTTCATAACCAGTAATAATATTAAGAACTTTGTCGCCAAGCATTGGCGCACTTCCGCCATTTCGTGTGTCGGATAATACTGTTAGAGTGACATTCGACCCAATGCCATTGATTTCCCAAATCTTGTCATCATATATAGTGTTTGTATCCTTGACAAGTATTTTTGCACCATCTTTAATAACAGTTACATTATCAGGTAGTTTGTTTACAGTGCTTGAGCCTATAAACTGATTTAACCAGACACTGTCTGTTATAAACGCAACAACATTTGATCTTGCAAAGTCACCATAGTTGTATAGTTTGTAATCTTTATGGAATTCAATAATTGGTCTTTGTGCTTGTAAATCATTTAGATCTGTTTCTACAAGTACTTGTCCGTTATATTCAAAAACTGCTTTAATACAGTTAATGTGATACCAACTGTTAATTCTTGACCATGCATTTCCGTCGACTGCACCACGTTCCATAACAACGTATTCTTTAAGTCCTGGCACATCAACTGAACTGTCCCAACCTGTTGTGTCCCAAGCAACATTGTCCCATGGAACAGGAATTTTTGGAGTATATGGAGTTTTTTTACTTAGATTGGTTGTGTCAACTAATCGAATACTATCGCCAACACCTTCAACATAATATTTTCTACTTTGTGTAATACCATTTTCATCAACAAATGTATACACGCCCGGATAAGCGGCTTGAACAGTGGGACCAAAACTGATCAGCATACCATTTTGTAGCGTAAACTCAGGTCTTGCGTTAAATGCAGGGAATGTATATTCTGTTTGTCCAATAATACTTGCTGGATTGAATGTTCCGTCTACAACACACAATGGTAGATCTAGTGCAAACCAATAGTACTCAGCAAAGTTAACCAACTTGTTTGGATTAAGAATTGGTCTCCAGATATAGTTTACGTCTTGAAACAACTGGTCAAGATTGTCTACATCACCACCTAAAAACTTTAATCTATTGATAATGTCATCATAAGAAATGTGTACATCTGTAGTGTCATCGGCATTGTTTGAAACAATACCCGGAGCAAAACGATAATCTTCTTTCAGTTTATTAGGACTTTTTTCGTAGAAGTTTTGTTGCGGGTTGTTAACCAATCCGCTTTTACTACCAAAGTAACTGTTGAGCCTTCGTGTACTATCATGTGAAATAAGTTGATCGATAGTTGCATCTAAAAACTTTTTATTAATATCACTGCGAAGATAGCGTGGTAAAAAGTCAGTACCTTTACGATGCTCGTAGCCTCTCTTGGTTCTTCCTGGAACTGTGAGATCACTTTCTATTGGATTAGCCTTGCTCGAAAACTTGGCTTTATCGTTCTCAATGCCCATTAATTGCTCCCGCTAATTCTAATATTGTTTGCAGTAATCTGTGAAATAATTTGTACATCTGTAACTTTTGCACTGCTGATAAACAATTCATCTGTGTCTGGGGTTACTTGAAATAGGTTACCAAATCTACTGTTATCGTTTTGTGGAACAATAACAACTGAACTTACGTCACCTAGCATTTGGTTGTGAATGTATGTTGAAAGTTCTGTGTAGTAAAATGTTTCGCCAAAATCCCAATTCTCAATTGAGAAGAATTCTTCAATTGCTTCAACAACTTTTGCTTTTACTTCGTTGTCTGTTAGTGCAGAACCGGGTGTCTTAACAACTTTAAATTTTGCTCTTAGTTCAGAGTCTGCTTCTTCGCCAAACAATACTTTATACTTGCCTGGGTGATATACAATTGTATCACTTGATGTTTTAACATCTTCAAGATCGGCAAAAGTTTGTTTTAGTGTTTCTGTAGTTGGTGCTAACGGTTTAGTAGAAATTTTACCATCTGTTGCTAACCAATTTCTAAATGTAGTATCGTAATTTTCTGTCATTACAAATGTATCAATAATGTTTACTACTGCTGGATCAATTCTATGATCATCTGGCGAGAAGTGTTTCCATTGCATTCGCAATCCACTACGACCTGCATTAGTTGTATTTACTGGGTCTGTACCTTTGGCTAATTCTTCAAATTCGAATTCGTCAACTGTTACAATCTTAAGATCAATTGTTCCTGTGCCACAGATTTTTTCAAATGCTGTAGGATCTTCAGGTAAAAAGTCTAGATCAGGATCTACTAGTGTTACAATAACTCTTCTAGGATCAACATATCCATCGTCACTGGTTGAATATGCTTCACTCTTGAATGTAATTATTTCTCCTAGTGGTGTACTTGTTCCTGGTTTTGTATTAATTTCTAAAATTTTAAATTCGTCTCTATCAGGCTTTTGTGTTTCTTCTGTTAGTTCAAATTTGTAACGCTCATTGAAGAAACGTAGATTTTCTTCGCTCGAAATATAAGTTCTTAATGCTCGATTTACAAAAACCCATTGTTGATTTGTAAACTCAATTCTAACCAACCAACTGTTATCCAAATTAGCCGCAGTTTTGTTACCTGCATTAGCAAGACTGAATGCACCGGTGCCTATGTCATCACCGTCAACTATTATCCAACTTGCATTTAGATAATCGTAACGAATTGCAAAGTTTACTTTGTCATTTAGTTTGTCTATAATCTTTTGTATTTCATTGACTGTTAGTCTGTAATTATATGTAGGCCAAATACGTTTGGCTTTTGAATCTGTTGGAATATCTTTTCTTAACCCAACTGTACCATTGCCAAGTTGTGTTAACCCACTCGCAACGCCCTGTCCATTGTCAACGCCTAGGCCGCTTCCATCAATGAAGTCAATGCTAGAAAATAACAATTCCCCTGTTGGTGTTTCCCACTCAACAATTGCTCCTTCTTTTAACTGCCTATAGTCGCCAAGTCCAGCAACGCCAATTTTTTGTACGTCACTTGCTGAATCAACAATATATCCTGTATTGATACCACTTACTGTGTTGACACTCTTCCAAACAATATCTGCTGGTGTACTTACAGTCACTGGAGGAAACTTGTCATAGTAGAATCCAATAGTTTCTGCATCTCTAACTTTTGTTAATATTTCTGTATCAATAATATTTCTTGTTGTTTTAGTACTTGGTATCACAAGAGTGTTACGCTTGGTTGTATCTCTTTTATAGATATAACCGTCATCAGTAAAAAGATCTAAGTCTTTATAATTTCCTGTTGGATCATTGATGTCGATATATCTGCTGTGGCCACTATGTGTTCTATTAATACTTTTAATTTTCTTGATGCCACTTTTTACTGTATATGGATAAACTGTGTAATCTTGTGCAGTTACCATACGATTTTGTGTAGCGTATACTTCTGGTGCAAGTTGTTTGATTTCACTTATACTTTGATTTCTTGAACTTGTTGCAATTGTTTCTTGTAGACTTACTGTCACAGTAAGCACATAATCTCTGCCATCATAGCCAACATATGGCATTCTTATAATACCATTCTGCATGTCGCTAGGACGAATTACAATAGTTCTATTAGAACTTGTTCTGTACCAAGTACGAATAATTCCTTTTGGTGCATCACCAAATTGTCCATCTGCAAACTTAATAGAAATACTGTCGTTATCGCCTGTTATAACTGCAAAGATTTTTCTAATATTGTTTGCAATACTATTAAATGCAACATTGTTGCCAACAGTGTTTTCTACTTTGGTCCAATGCTGTTCAACTGTACCATTTTCGTCAATGTTTTGTACCCAAACGTCAGTTTCGTTTACATTTTCTGCGTTAACATCAATAACTTGGTTTTCAATTGGATCTTCAATTGTTATATCATAAAAGTTTAGATTGCCTTCTTTAAAATGCATAAAGAAGCCAGTGTTTGCACTGCTTAATCCTGCGCCGTCGTTACGGTAAAGTATTCCAAATTTAGCATTTGGATCAGGTGCGCTTTCGTAGATTGTACCATCTGCTTTTAACTCAGCGCCAACAAATTCAAGTTGTGTACTTACTGTACTTAGATTAACGCCTACCGGATATGTAATGCTTTGTACAGTTGGGTTATCAAACACATAACGCTGTGTTTGAATATTATTAACATTTGCTACACTTGTTGGAGTACCAAATTGGTTACTGCTCAAAAATGAACTGTTAATAACTTTAATAAACTGTTCGTAACTGTCTGGGTTTACTGTGTCGCCCCAGACGATATCTTTGTTTTGTAAATTATTTCCGTTTGAATCAAATACTGCTTGGTTGGTTTTGATTTTTACAATTTTTGCTACACCTTCACTGGTGCTGTTACGCTTTGGGTTATAAGAAAGCATACGAGCAAGGCGTAGTACCGACTCTCTACGCTCTGCTGTGTCTAAAAAGTTTTCTCGTGTGTTTACATCGTTACGGAACGCTAGGTTATGTCCTAGAAAAGCAATCAAATCAATAATGGCTACAAATTCACTGGATTCGATCCAATCATTGAAGTCTTCTGGATAATTCTTTTGAATGTAACTAACCATCGCTTCGCGAATGGTATCATAGTCGTATACTTTAAAATTTGCATTAGCGAAAGATGCGTAAATTGCTTTATAGTCTTCCGCCGCAAATAAATTGTTTTGTCTAATTTCTTGCGCCATTTTTACTCAGCCTCTGCTGTTCGTTCGTCAAACACTGCTAACAGTTGTGTAGGTGTTGTAGTCGGTACATATGTTAAGTCTAACTGTACAGTAATTGAATTTAAGTCTGTTGCTTGATTGCTCTGCACATCTTCAAGATTCCATCTTGGATCTCTGCCAACAATTTTAATCATATCGGCTTTGATGTCTTCATGTGCTTGTTCGGACATAGGATCAAACAACATTTCCCAGACAATACTACCAAATTGTGGATTCATAACTCGCTCTCCTTTGCGAGTATAGATTTCATTGAGTAGATCTTGTTTAGCAAGGTCAATGTCATACAGGCGAGCAGGATAAAACTCATCTGTTTTGGTTGAAAAGCCTTGAAATGTGAATACTGATCGTGCCATCCGTTGTTCCTTTAATATATTTATCTACGGAAAAAACGGTGGTTTTTGCCTAGGCGGCATCTTTCAGTTGAGCCCAAGGAACAAACTCTAACCAACTTTCATGAGGCACATAAACATCATGTTTGCGTACTTTTGCCATCAATCCCCAATAGTCTGGTTCGACGGGCATGTTTTTGGGCATGATCAGACTAGCACCTTTGTCAACGTTGCAGGGCATACATGCTGTAACAACGTTATCCCAACACAAAGTACCGCCGTGGGATCTAGGTACTACATGATCAAATGTTAATTGTGAGTAAGGGAAAGAGTTAAAACAGTATTGACAGGTATAATTGTCTCTAATAAAGACATTACGTCTGGTAAATTTTACTTTAGGATTCTTCTTGACGTAGCGGTTAGCAATAACCACGCTGGGCCTTTGCATTGCTAACCGCTGACTCCTTATAAATCTGTCCTCGTATGACCGTAAAATTGAGACCTTATCACCAAAGTATGCCTTTATAGCCATCTGCCAAGTTATAATCGACAGAGGAGAAATATTTAATGGTTGTGCATCTGCATTTAAGAGTAGCACATCTGCCATCTTCTACCCTCCACTAGTATTTACTCTATTGTCCGTATGTAAGGCTGTATTGGTAGGAAATTTTTGCAATTTGATTTCTCAAGTTTTGCTTGAACTCGCCTACAGTCAATGTGTTACCCAATTGGTCTTTTGTATAGGCTGTATTATTTGTAATGAAGCCTGTTGACAAGTTTCTAACTGTGTTTAGATTTTGATTTGTATTTGCACTAGCAATTAGTTTTGCATCAGTTATACCAAATAGATGTGCCGCATACAGTTCGTCTTGGGTTGGACTTCTTGCCAACTCATCAAAGAATGCACCGTTATTTGAATTAGTAATCAAACTGGCCGCAATAGTTGACTTGTCGATATCAATACGTTGATCAACTGTGTTACCTACAATTTGTAATCCGTACTGTGTACCGGTAGGATCAAATGTATTCACTATTGCATTCCATTGTGTTTCTGTGAACTGATAAAGTCCTGTAGCACCAGATGCTGGTACTTGTTTGTTTTGATCAAAGTTACTCAACAGTGCCGCTACTGCAAATAGATATCCTTCTGGATATGTTCCAAGTCCAATAGTTTTTCTATTTGTCAATATGCTAGTAACAATACTTTGAATTGGTGTAGCAAATTGATTCAGTGTTACAGGTTCGTAACTTACAACGTTTGTTCCAGGTGTAATTAGTTTTGATCTTTCTGCAAGATCTCTTATTCGTTGTCCTCGGCGTTTGTTATTCATCATCACAGGCCACTTGCCTGTTGCTAAGAAATACTGTATTTCAAACTGCATTTGTTGAGTTTCATCTAGCGTGAAATACAATTCTGCCGCACGTCTTAATCCTTGGCTCTGCTTTTTAAGCAGATCAACTTGATTGTATTGACCATACATCATTATAGTATAAATTTCAAGACCCCATTTTGGATTACGAGGATCTTCTAAAATAATTTTAGCGGCGGCTTCCCATTGTCTTTGTTGAACTAACTTTTTAATATTCAAACTGCGGCCACTTGCAGTTACAAATCTTTCACTGTCGCCATAGTAATAATCTGCGGCTACTAGTCCGTCAAACACACTTTGCGGAACAACTGTGCTAGGACTGTATACTTGCACAACTCTATTTCTATTGTGGTTTAGTCTAGTTCTCCAAGCACCGTATGCTTCTCCATGTGTAATACCAAACTTAGTGCCTGCAGGCAAGTTTCTAGCCGCGGCTTCGTTAATTCTTAATATACTATTGTCAACCGCACCTTGTGCAGTACTCCAAAAATTATTGATTGCAGACTGACTAGCAGAAATTTTGTTGCCTGTAAATCCAAGTAAGTCATCAATAGATCTACCCACTGGACTAAAGAAGTTTCCTATTCTAGTACCTAGCGAACCAAGTGCCTCTTGAATTGCACCTTTTTGTGGTCCTCCTGTTGCAACCGGTAATCCTGGTAGAGATTCGCCTATAGTACGAACTCCACTTGCTGTGCCTGATGTGCCTAAACTTTGTATAGGTGTTGAATAACCAATTGTTGGAACACCATTGGTAGTTGTTATGTAAGGTGACCATGTCATATCACTGAGTAGATGCGATGCTAGTGATTCAGTAATACTATGTCTTTCCATTCTTTGTTCAGTTATTTCTGCATTTAGTCCTTGCTGTTCTTGAAGAATGTTTCCAAGTTCTTCTGCTTCTAATTCTGTTGGCGTACCACTTAGTGTAATGGTTCTTGTAGAGCCGTCTGGTAATACAATTGTTTGTGTAGTTCCTGTATTAATTGCAGATGCTGGTGCAGTTTCTGGATTTGTAGTGTTTGATGAAGCACTAGGTGCATCAACATCTGGTACAGGAGGTCTAATCAATGGTGCTTCAACTGGTGCCGGCATTTCTCTATAATCATGATATGCCCAAGGCTCATGTTCAGGTACTCTACTAGCAATACTGTCTTTTACTGATCTATTTCCTGAATGTAGATATCTAGTAGGTTCACAAGCACGTTCTGGTTCTGGACCATTCATATCAATTCTGCTTGCTTGTTCTTTGAGATGACCAGCAATTAGAATGTTACCATTTAGATCTGCTGTAACATTAAAGTTTTCTTTGGCAGTTATTTCAACGTGACTCATTTCACTTTGTATTTTAACTTCGCCTTCTGTTGCTCGCATATTGATATGCGAACCTTCAATGTTTACTTCTTTGTCGGCTCTAAGGTTAATTGCACCTTCGCTGTGAACACTGATATCACCTTCGCCATAAACATCTATCTTGCCTAGGCCGTTCATTTCTACCCAAGCATTGCCTTTTGGGTTAATCAAATAGATTAATTCAGCAGTGTCATGTATTAGAATCTGTCCGCCTTTTGCTGTACGCAAACGCAAAAATGAATTAACATTTGGATTTCCTTCATCAGCGTATACTGCGGTGTAATCGTTTGCATCTTCAGTGGTTTCACCATTGTCTGTAAGAATACCATCATCCATTACAAATTGATGCTGTCCTGGACTTAAAATACCAAACACACGACTTGGTGTTTCACGCTTTGTACTTGATGTACTTTGTCCTCTAATACCATCCATAGCAAGACCTTGAAAGTCAAGAAACTTATTGAGCATATGCTCCGGTCTTACTTTTTTGTCTGCATTTTGATCTGCAGGTGATCTCTCTGTTACTGCGGCAATTTCTTTGTCAGGATAGGCATAGTTTGCACCAATGCCTGGAACTGCATGGTTTTGGTTACCTACAGGAGATCCAATAGCGATACCATCGTTTGTGTTACCACCAATAAACAATACAATAACAGGTGCGCCTTTGTCGGGCGGAACCATCCACATACCATAACTTTTTACTGTGCCTTGATAGGTTGTAGGATCTCCATTTGGCGCACGATCATAATCTGTATAACCAAAAAACGGACTCATCCAACGAACATCAACAAAGTGTTTGCCTTGTCCTTTAGATCCAGTTTCTGTTGGTTCTTCACCTTTAGTATCTTCACTGCGTTGATAGTCTTCTAGTGCAGGTATTCTTACTTTAATTCTACCAGTTCTAGAATAATCTTTGTTGCTGTGAATAAACCCTTCGTAAACCGGAAACGCTGTTGGAACAGCACCTGTGCCACTCATCTCTTGATAGCGTCTAGGGGTTCTAGTTGGATTATTATTATCTCTTGCCATTATACTAACGTCCTAATAAGTCCAAAACTCATTGTATCTTCCATGTATGCAATAAGTGTTTGTGTAAACATACCATTTTGAAATATGTGTTCAACACCCACTACCATATATATGCCAGCAATTGTGTCTGCTTCAACCATGTTTGGTGTTTGGCCTGTGTTTTCATCGTACCCTTCTGGTGTACGCATCACAAACAAGAAACTGTTTGATCCGCTTTGATAATCTGCATATGATCCTTGATTGTTTCCTTGACCGCGTCTAGCCAATCTATTCTGCCCTAACCAATAAGGATCACCTTTAATACTTAAACTCAATTCTAGCATATCACCGGTCATTATATTGTAGTGAATTTGCCCCATTGCATTTAATCCGCCTGTTGGTGTTCTAATAGGACCAAATCTCGAATCGTTAGGAATATTATCTGGTGCAAATGTTTTATTTGCAAAACTGGTATAGGCTTTTTGTCTGTAGTCTACTTCTTCTAAATATTTAATACCAGGAATACTAGGAGATCCAGCGGTATTTGCACCCGAACCAGATGCACCAGTTACAAGTTCTCCAGTAGTATTATACTCTCGAACTCCTTGCTCTTGATAGGTATTAAATCTATCACCAACAACATAGTTGCTTGCATCATTGTGTACTCCAGCAAATATTTCTGTTGCATTATAAAATAAATTATCTAGATTAACATCTGCATTAAGCACTTCTGTGTTGACGCCTGTAAATCTATGATCGTAACGTTTTTTCAATAACTTTTTACTAAACAGTTGGCTAAGTCTATGCCTTGCTGTTGTTCTTGCTCGCTGTGTATCGCCTCTAGTGTTTAGGTATTCAGTTGCGTTTAGCACACTGTTTAACTGTGTGTGTTCGTAAGGAACATATTTAAATAGTCTTGCATAATCGTTTCTCTTTGGATCATATGCAATAGGATCACTAGAGTTATCAATTCGAATGATGTTTTTAAGATCTCTAGCAACTGCTTCTTGAGCACTTGCAATATCTGCTGATGATACTTGTGCTGGCTGAGCGCCGGTGTCGCCTCCAGGATATCTCAATCGTCGTTGGTAATCTGTTGTTGCTAAAAATACTATTTTAATCATTTCAACAATGCTTGTACCTTTTGCAATATTAACAGTAATAGCATTTTCGTTATCCAATTGAAAACCATGTTTACTGTTTGAGTCAAGAAACATAGGATCAAGTTGACTGAATACATATGCTCTATGCTTACCTTCGATTTGAAATTCATATTGATTAGGTATGCTAATACCGCGAGATTCGCCACCACCTGTAACTTGTTTTTCTTCTTGTTCGTTTAGTGCTATCGTAAAGTTGTCAAACCATTCACCTAGCGTAGCACCACTAACGCTGATATTGTGATTTATAATACCGTGTTTGATACCTGTTGCTGTATCGCCTGTGTCATAAAGTACCATATCATATCGACTAGTAGCACCTATGTTCATTTTCATTTGTGCAATAACACAAGGTATGCGCCATTTAATTGCCGCAAGATCTCCGCTAGGTCCGCCGTGGTCTGGATCTGTTCCTTTGAAACTAATTTCTACAACATATTCAGCAACCATATGATTTTGTATACCCATACCTTGACAGGCCGCTACTATTCTTTCAGGCAATGTAAAACCGTAAGGTTCTTCTATTGTTAGAAAAATTTCACTACCAAATGTATCTGTTCTTCCGTTTACGTTACCAACGTGTTGGTTAATTCTGCAATCTGTAATATTAAACTGTGTGGTTACTCCGCTTTGTGCAACAATAACACCGCCGCCTTGGCTGGCAACATCTAGCGCACCCATTAATGGATTTACTAGAATAAGTTTTATATTGTATGTTGGAGAATCAACTGCACTAAGAGGGTTGGGTTCAAATGCATTTTGTCCATTTACAAGATCGTTTATATCGTTAGTTGCTTGTGCTCTAAATGCACTGGTTTCTGCTCGTTCTGCATCCAGTTGTTCTCGTAATTCGTTGTTACGCTCTCTATTCTGTGCAATAAATTCTTCTGCTGTAGGAGGAGGTGTTCCGCCACCATTGTTTGGAGTCAATGCTGGGTTATTTGCTTGAACTCTATTGGTTGGTTCTTCATTGCTTGGTGGATGTGGGTTGACTGTTGGGTTTCCTGTAACAGGATTGGTAGTAGGACTACTACTGCCGCTTGTTGTTCTGCTATTAAATTCAGCAGATGTACTTTCAATATCAACGTTCGAATTTCTTACACCGACTACTCTGTTATTATGAAATATTGGTGTACCACTGTTTCCGTACTGTTGACTGTACTGATTCCATTGATCTCGTGTCCAACCATAGTATCCTGGATATTCTTGGCTGTTTGCCGCATCTATGCCCATTAGATAATTCCTTCTAATGTTGCTTTAGACGGATAAGCAATTTCTTTCCCACTTGTAAAATCGTTAACTGGATCTCTTAGGATATCTACATTATAATAGTAGAACACCCACCACAGTCTTGGACTGTTGTAGAGATCACTGGCTAATAGATCTGGACGTCTGTGGTATTTTGCAGTAATAATCATACTAGCATCTGGTATTGCATCTGCCGCATCAAACGGTGGTATGTAAGTGCCTAGTTCTGTCTTACTTACTGGGGTTTGACTGTAATTACTATTTGCTTTATACTGTACTTGTGCCATATTATATGTAACCTTTTTTCAACAATGAACCGTTAGCAATGCCTTGCAAACTAAATTCATTTCTTGTTCTGTCTGGATTGACTTGAACTGCTAGGTCTAAAAATCCTTGCAGTACTGCTGGAACTTGTGTGTTAAAACTGGTTTCAACCATATCTACTTCTGAGTTCATGTCGTAAGTGTAAGAACGAATTAACACAGGAACATTACTAAATTGAAAGTCACCATATGCACTAAATTCAAGCACTGGAGGAGGAGTACCTGCACGAGGATCGCTGGCCCCAAAATGTGCTTTGCTCATAGTTCTCATAAAATGTATACAACCTAGCATGTAGTCTGCTTCTTCTGTTGTTTGAGCAGTGAGCATCCATGCAACGTTGAATTGCGGTGGCATACTGTTTTCAAATATGTTTGCTGGATAGTTGGTGTGAGGAGGTTGTAGTGCATTATAGTTTGCACTTCCGTTCACGTTGATGGTTGGCGTATAGGGAAATACAATTCCTTTACGTCCGCCATCTTGTAGCAGACTGATAGGTCCGCTGTCTAACCCAACGCCACTATATCCAGGCTTAGTTAGTAGTTTCGCTTTCTTGACTTGAGCCACCTAATTTATCCTTCATGATGTTTAGTACTTCATCTGAGTAAGCACCAAACAAATCTTTAATAAAAACTTGTCTTGCATTGTCGTCTGGCAGTGTTGCAAACTTCTTACGCATTTCTGTTGCGCTGGTTGCTGGTTCGCCCATTACCTTAAACGTGACTGTAGGTACTGTTACAACATAACTGTGTTTGCTAACTGGTTCAGCGTTTGGCCACCCACCCCATTTTTGCATGTGTGCTAGTTCGCCATTTTTCTTACGATTTGGCCCACTTGCAGGAAATTGGAAGCGAGGATCTTCTGCCATGTCTTTTTCACTGACCGCATAGACAACAACGGTTTTATCCATATCGTATCTTTCCACGATCTCATTGGCAACATAAGGTACCTTAGTTTGCACAATAACACCTGGTTCAACACCTGTTAGTTCCATCATTTTGCGTTTTTCGTCAAACGTAAACGGCGATTTAGGCTGTTCTACCTTGCCGCTAGTGGCGATAAATACATCAGCATGGGAACCATACTCACGAACAAGATAATCATATACACTGCGATGACCTTTATGAAAAGGATGAAATCTACCAGGGTAGACAACTACCATTTTCATATCCGAGGTTGCTTCTGTTAAAATATGATTTAGTTTCATTGTTCTTCTCCGCTACGAGTATTTATCGTCGGAAAAATTAGGTGTAAAAAAAGTCACAAAGTGGTTGACATGCACTACTATATCGTGTATAGTATAGTAGAAAATAGGATAAACTTATGACCACAACAAGAAAGAAAGTCAACTATCTAAACAATAAAAACATTTTACAAGAGATTCAGAAGTCAAAAATGACCTACTGCTGGTTCAACGACGATGAAGACACTATGTATGATTTGATCGTACACAGTCTAGATGAACTGACAGAAGAAAAAATTGACGAAGCCAGAGCAAATCGTAAAGCAAGACTAGCAATTGAAGCGTTTGATCGTGCAGTTAAAGTATGGGAAACTGAAATGAAGGGTGCAAAACCCCGTCAGATCACATTCAAAGAAGCACAAGAACTACCTGCAAA